TGTTGCGTCTGAAAGCAAAATGCAAATTACAAAACGCACAAACATCTCAGTATTCAACGTTTCGACAAAAACTGTTGAGATCGCACATGAGTTGCGTTGCACGGGTGTTGTTGAAGATCACGTTGTTGACGGTCTGACATTCAATGTTTCAGTTGTTAAAGTTGATGGCGCTGTTTTAACCAAGTCTGAATTTCATGTTTTTGCAGAAAAAGCATGCCCAGGGATGAATTTAGACGGTTTCTATCAGTTGCTTTCCCAGCGCTGGGAAATGCATGTAAACGTTATTAGCAATGATGAGGAAGAGTACACACCTGTTGCGTTTTCTGAGTAAATCATGAAAACGATAACCATCACGACTTACGAGTCAATGCCAAACAGATTCAAAGTTTTGTGTAGCGAAATTGGAAAGAGGACATTTGGAAGGGATGCAGCAGGAGCGGGAGAGGCTGCAGCAATCGCAATGGAATATGCAATACGGGGAGGGTCTTATGTCATTTTGGGCCACAAGACCGCGATTGACATGATCCCTGCTGAGATCAGGTGCAAGTCAGCATGATCACACCAGCCAAACGCCCACCCGCAGAACGCGGGCAGGGCCGCAAGAGCGTATCAGGTGCTGGCATATCGCCAGTGCTGCAAGTTAAGGTGAGCCCCGAGCAAAAAGCTAAGGCATTGCGCCTTGGTGGTGCAGCATGGGTTCGCAAGATGATCGATAAAGCCAGGGAGAAAAGCAATGGGTCTATTTGACATTGGCGGCAGCTTCAAGCCGCGCAACGTCGCAGGAATAAAGGAATCGCGGTTCATTGAGCCGCATGATCGTGAAGAGCTTGACGAACTGCTCATCAAGTACGCCAACGCCGAAAAGCTGGCAGCAGACATCGGCGACATCCCGCTGAATTTCAGGGCGTTTGTCTTGTTGGACGGTAAATTCATCTTTGGTGACTTGATTGAAGCTCTGATCGTCAATAACAACTGGCAGTGCGAAGAGCTGACAATCTCCACCCTGTCAATGTCCGAGGACAACGTGGATAGTCTGGCGAATCTGGTCAACGGTGGTTATCTCAAGTCGCTGAACCTGATCATCAGTCATTACTACTTTGCAAACGAGCGCTGCAAAGGCGGACTGATGCCGTACATCTACACCCAGCTTGACAAGGACGACATCCTCCAGGTGGCAGTGGCAAGAGTGCATACAAAAATCTGCATGATTAAAACGACGTGCGGTAAAAAGATCACGATTCACGGAAGCGCTAATCTGCGCACCAGCAGCAACATCGAGCAGATCGTGATCGAGCATTCGCCAGGCTTGTTTGATTTTTGCAGCGAAGTTCACCATTCAATAATTGAGCGTTACAAGACGATCAATAAAGCGGTACGCAGAACCCAGTTATGGGAAGCGGTAGTTGGGCTGGCGGAAGGCGAAACAATCGCCATGTTTGACGAAGTTCAGCAAAAGAAAGTCAAGGCAAAAACCACATTTAGCGCAGGCGCGTAAGGGGAAACCAATGGCAACAGATTCAGATGGCGGCGGCGCAAAGTTCGCCAGGTACAACGCAAGGATGAAAATTGCAATATCCGAGCGCAAAGCCGCCGGGGTTAAGAAGACATCAGCAAAGGTGCGAAAGCCAAAATACACGAAGGAGAACCCGAGTTACAAAATGTCAAAGAAAACCAGCGATTCAATCCCGTTTTAATCCATGAACGAACTGATTAACCCAGAACCAACCGACGTTACGCTGATCGATGGCGTGGTGCTAACCCGTCTGTCGAAAAACGTCACCAGCGCGGCGGACTATGGCGCAGCAACAGCGCAGCGACTGGCAGCGCTGGCATTCGCCCAGGTTGACAAGATCGACCCAGGCAATCCGATGGAATCTCAGGAAACACTCCAGGCGATAAGTGCCTTGATGAAAATGTCCAACGAGGCAAGCAAGATGGGCGCGCACATCCGCACGCAACAGGTTCACCAGATGGCTAAAGCCCTCAAGACATGGACACCGACGGCATGATGACCCGTGCCGAAGTGATGACAACCCTGCGCCGGGACAACCCGCAGGCGCGCCAGGATGACATTGCCATGTACGCTGACAGCTTCATGGAGTATCAGGCAGCAGTCGCAAACATCGCGCAATGCGGGACGATCTGCACAAACGAGAAAACAGGGATGCCATTCGAGAATCCATTCTTGAAAGTCAAAGCATCCGCAATGAGCGAATTCAGAAAGATTGTCCGACTAAAAAACGTCGGCGCATTGCTGTAGTAGGCGCAAAGCAGATTTGTCGCAAGCCAGGATGCACTGCACTGATTGACGCACCAGGCTACTGCGAGCAGCATAAGACATCATCAGGAGCATGGTCACACGACGGCAAGACAGCCGCGCAACGTGGCTACGGCTACGCATGGTCAAAACTGCGCAGGCAGGTCATGATGCGCGATCAAGGGCTGTGCCAGCCTTGCCTAGCACTTGGCCGAGTAACGCTAGCTACAGAATGTGATCACGTTATCGGCAAGGCGCAAGGAGGAAGCGATTCGCTGGACAACGCGCAAGCCATTTGTTCCCAGTGCCATAAAGATAAAACAGCTATTGAAAATGGGCGCAAAGTTAGGCGCGAAATAGGCTTGGACGGCTGGCCTAAAAGCTAGCAGGGCAACAGTTGTTATTCGGATAACGCACTTATTTGGACAATGCGAACGCACAAATATGGTGCAAAGCAGAAATGCACCGAAATAGTGCAGAAAATGCACAAAAAAGGGTAGGGGGAGGGTAAAAACTTTTTTCGTTCCCCGAACAGTACCGTCCTGCCCCTCTTTTTTTGCATCCACAAAATATGAGTTTCAAAAATGGCCCGGCCAAGAACCCCGACAAACGTGCTTGAATTGCGCGGCGCATACAAAAAGAATCCACAGAGAAAGCGCAAGACAGAACCGAAGCCATTAGCTGGTGTTGGCAAGTTCACCGAAGGCCCAACAAGCCTAACTGAAATATGGGATGAGATTGTTGCGGCAACTGTGCCGGGTGTTATGACGATCAGCGACAGGCTGGCGCTTGAAATGGTATGCCGATTGACAGCAGAAATCAGATTGAACCCGGACGAGATAAGCGTAGGCAAGGTATCTGCGCTTTGCGGGATGCTTGGAAGATTTGGATTAACTCCGGCAGACAGGTCAAAAGTAACTATACCGGATGTTGAAAAGAATGATGAATGGGGAGACTTTTGAAAGATTACATCGCCATTGCAAAGAAGTATGCAGACGATGTAATCAAAGGCCGGATACCCGCTTGCAAGTGGGTTAAGGCAGCTTGCCAGCGTCAACGCGACGATTTATCAAGATGGAAAAACAAAAGCTCGCTATTCCACTTTGATAAAGCCAAAGCCGAAAAGGTTTGCAGATTTTTAGAGCTGCTGACCCACATCAAAGGCCCCATTGCAGGGCAGAAAATAAGCCTTGAACCGTGGCAGATTTTCATTCTGGTGACTGTGTTTGGCTGGGTTGACAAAGAAGGCTATCGGCGTTTCAGGCGCGTCTATGTGGAAGTGCCGCGCGGCAATGGAAAAAGCGCACTATCAAGCGGTGTTGGCTTGTATATGTTGCTGGCAGACGGGGAAGGTGGCGCAGAGTGCTACAGCCTTGCCACAACCCGCCAGCAAGCCCGCATTGTGTTTGGTGATGCGCAAAGCATGGCGCGTGCAAACAAGGGTTTACAAGCGAAGTTTGGAGCTACCGTAACGGCTCACAACATCCACGTTATGAAAACCGCTTCAAAGTTTGAGGCACTATCGGCAGAAGGTTCAACGCTCGACGGGTTGAACACACACATTGGAATCATTGATGAGCTTCATGCCCATAAAACCCGTGCTGTTTATGACGTGGTTGAAACGTCAATCGGAAAACGCAAGCAATCAATGCTGTGGGTTATTACGACATCAGGCAGCGACCGGGCAGGAATCTGTTACGAAGTTCGCGGGTTTGTCGGGCAGATATTGAATGAAACCCTGATCAAGCATAACGGCATGGGTTACAAAGTTGAAGGCGGCAGCGCCATAGATGAAACTCAGTTTGGAATCATTTTCTCGATTGATGATGCCGACGACTGGATGAGCGAAGCGGCATTGATAAAAGCAAACCCAAACTGGGGAATATCCGTAATGCCTGAAATCGTTATCCCGTTGCAACAAAAAGCAATGCAGATGCCGTCTGCTGCAAACAACTTTCTGACAAAACACCTTGACGTTTGGGTGAATGCATCAACCGCTTGGATGGATATGCGAGCATGGGATAAATGCGCAGACCACACCATATGCCTTGATGATTTTGAAGGCCAAGACTGCTATATCGGACTTGACCTTGCAACGCGAAGCGACATCTGTGCAAAGGTTCGTTTGTTTTCTCCCATGATTGACGGCGTAAAGCACTATTACGTTTTTGGTG